GCCGGCCGCTTCGCCTGGCGCTTCCTTCGGGCCATCGGTCTCGTCTCCTTCCCCGGGCCGGATCGCCCGGGGCTCGTGTCATCGTTCGGGGTCAGGATCGGATGTGACTTACGTTACGCGACGGCGTCCTTGATCATGTAGCTGGTTCCCTCGTCCATCGCGACCGGGTTGAACGTCCCGGTGTAGAGGATTCTCCACCAGTTGAGGAAGTTGGTACCGTTGCGCAGCTGCTGCACGGCGCGCTTGAGGCCGCGGACTTCCTTGCCCACCAGCCCGCGCTGGAGGTGCAAGCCGGCGGTGATCGTGAACCGGCCGACCGACGGGGCCACGTAGAACATGTAGAAGTCCTTGCCCCAGATGTAGCTGATGGCGTCGGTGGCGCCATAGCCCGCAGTGTTCTTCTGCATCATCCCGATGCGGATCTCCGGGATGCCCGTGATCGACTGGAGCTGCTCGATCGAGGCGCGGGTGGTCCCCGTGTACTTCAGCGCCTCGAGAAGGCGCGGGTGGTACTGGAGCTTCGACCACACGGCCGGCGACATCACCGCCCGGTTCGGGTACTTCCCGCAGTCCTCGAGGATCTCCTGCCGGCCCGTCTCGATGTCGGTCAGCGGGTTGGAGTTGTCATAGTCCGACCACTGATCGGTTCCGGAGAGCGTGACCGCGTTGTCGCCGCCGTCGTGCGCGCTCGTGTCGTCGATCGCATCGACGAATCGCGTCTCGACATCCACGAGCTCCACCTGATGCATCAGCATCGGGATGTCGTTCTCGAGGTCGAGCGCGCCTTCCTGCCACGCGATGTTTTCGTCAGCGAGCTTCGACCGGATCGCGTACTCGTTCGCGGTCCCGGTGACGGTCGTGAACCCGAACGTGACCTCGGCTCCGGCCGATCCCGGCCCGCGCCGCGTGTTTCCGATGACCTTCTGGTGGTCCCGGTTCCACTTCTCATAGGTGATCTTCGGGCGATTCACGTCCTTCGCGGGCGCCAGCCAGTAGGCCAGCGAGTCGCCCTCATCGTTGCCGATGAAGAGCGAGAGATCGGTGGCCCGCACGTCGTTGACCCATACCCCACTCGGTTCGATCGATCCTCCACTCATCGGAGCATTCCTCCTGCATGCCCTCTCATCCAGAGTGGGCGGTCAACCGTCAGATGTTCAGGACTTGGGGATCAGTAACGCGCGCCGAGCAGGTACTGCACGGCGATGCGCTTGGCCACGCCGCCGTTGGCTTCCTCGGCCCGCGCGATGATGACATCGTTGTCGTCCGTGGTGACCGTGCCCGCCCCGGCCGCGTCGGACTTGACGACCGACCCGACGAGGACTGCCGAGGTGTCCACCATCAGCCAGCCGCGGGAGCCGTCGAGCGGGAGCACCGAGGCATCCTCTCCGGAGTTCGGGGCGTTCTGGAGGATCCCCACGGGGACCTCACCAGCCCCGCAGATGACGACCTTGAGCGGGTCGGTGTCGCGCTTCACCGCGCAATACTGGTACAGCCGCAGGTCCGACCCCGCGGTGAGACCCGGGATGTAGTTCTCGTTGTTCGCTCCGGCTCCGATCGTCATCGTCTCGTCTCCTGTTGTCGAAAGTTAAGTCGGTGGCGGTCGGTTGATCAGTTGGTCGGGCGCTCGATGCCGTACTCTTTCCGCAGTCCGGCCTCGAGCGCCGTGTAGTGGTCGGTCATCGCCTTCGCGCCCTTGCCGACCTTGCCCGCCTTCATGTCGGCGGCCATCTGCTCCTTCACCGCGGCGAGGAGCTCGACCTCGTTGGTCGGCGGCTCGGTCGATTCCCCGTCCACCTTGCCCTTGTTCTTCATGTGGTCGTCCACGGTGATCTTCAGCTTCGGCTTGGCGTTGAGCGCGGCGATGACCGCGGCGCCCAGGTCGTAGTCCTTCGCCTTGTCACCGGCGCCGAGCTTGACGACCGTCTCGCCCTCGGCGATGGCCAGCATGATCGGCTTCCACATCTCGACCTCGGCGGGGGAGATCTTGAGGTCCTTCTCGAGTACGACGAGACCGCTCGTCACGCGCTCGAGGCGGGCCGCCTTCGCGTCGGCCTCCATCTTCGCCTGGATGGACTCGACGACGGTCGATAGCTTCGTGACCGCTTCGTCCTTCGACGCGACGGCGGCCTTCAGTTTCGCGATCTCGTCATCCTTCGCCTTCGCGGCGGTGGCCATCGCGGCGATGTCGGACTCGAGCTTGATGACCTCGGGAGCCTTCTCGTCGGTCTTTCCTGCGGGCATGGGATCCTCCCTGTCGGCGGAGTCGAGCATGATGTACTCGCGCCCCGCATCTCCGAGGCCGACGTATGTCTGGCCACCTGCTTCAAACTTGATCGGGGGAAGCCCCCGGACCTCCGCGGACTTGTTGCCGAGAATGGCCAGGCCGCGGAGATACGCGGGCGATCCTTCGAGGAGCGAGAACGAGGGGTAAGCCTCGATCGATGGGCGGAAGAACGCGCCGGACTCGATCGCGTCCTTGAGCTTCGGCTGCACCGAGGCGGGGTCGATCTTCACCTGGATGAGGTCGCCTCGCTTGCGGACCGCGTCGATCTTCGCAAGTGCCGCACCGCCCTCCTCATGGTCGAGATTCACCACGGCGCGCTCGAAGGCCGGATCGTACGAGTCCTCGAGCTGCTGCGCCCGAGTCTCGGTGAGGTCGATCTGCGGATACTTCCCGACGCGCGAGACCGTGGTCCACGCACCGGCGAGGAACCGCTTTCCCGCATCGGCTTCGAGCGAGATGGCACGAGGTGCTGGCATCAGCGATCAGAGCTCCTCAGGAGGTCCATCGAACCCGGGATCCGGCTCGGCGTCGGGGAGGCTGGAAGTCGGCTGCATGCTCGGGTTCCGCGCTTCGATGCGGTCAATCGGGATGAGGGTGCAGCGGCAGTTGAAGCCGTTGGGCGGCCACCACTTCGCGAGCTCCGGCGATCCGGCCTCGAGAATGACGCCTTCCATCGCCTCGTGCTCTTCGCGGACCCGGTCATCGCCGGCCGTGCGGTACTCGTAGGCGACGATCCAGCCCCGGAGGTCGGGCTGGTTGAACTCCTGCCGCATCGCCGCTTGGCGAGCCGACTGGAAGCCTGTTCGGTAGATCGTCTGCGCTTGAGCATTGCCGATTCCCTCAGCCCCAACGATAACGCTTAGCTTATCGTTCCTCCACTGCTCAAGAGTATCGCCCTTCTCGATTGCTTTGGCAAGCGACCCCTTGATCCGCTCCACCACGTCCTGCCGGTAGTACCGCACCTGTTCAAAGGCTTTCTTGCGGGACCGATCCCGGAGATCGCGGATCCACCCGACCGACTTGGAGACGCGCGAGGAGAGCCAGCGGATGGCGGCCTGGAGCCCGCCGAAGGGGCCGGAGGACTCGAGGTGTCGAGGGGGCGGGTCGATCTGGTCCCGGGCCTGCCAGATGCCGAGGAGGGTCGAGTAGGTGAAGAGGTCGGAGGCGAGGCCCCCTAGCCTCCGGATCGCCCCGAAGTCCTCGAACTCGAGCGGGTTCCAGCCGGCAATCTCACCGACGCTTTTTTTTTTGCGAGCCCGCCCATCTCCCCGAGGAAGGCGAGCACGGCTCGGTCCCACTGCGCTTGCGTCATCGCCTCAGCCCGGCGGGTGTCGTTCCTCATGCGCGCCACGGCCCGGCGCACGCGCGGGGATGCGGTCGCGAGGTACGCGGTCAGCTCCTCGTCCTGTTGCTTGGCGGTCTTCTCGTCGATCGGCTGGTCGCCTTCGTCCTGCCCGTCGTCGATGGAGTCGAGCGGCCCGGCGGATGCGAAGCCTGTCCCCGATCCTTCCGACGAGGAGCTGATCAGGATGTCGTCCTCGGCTGGCGCGGGAATCTTGAACGTCTCTCGGAACCACTTCTGTCCGACGTCCAACCCCATCTTGACCGCCTGGTTGACATTCTCCATCAGCATCTTCAGCGCGGCGATCTCCTGATAGGACATCGTATCGTCCTGCGCCTCGACCCACTCGGGGTACTCGGTCACTCCCGCGTAGTTCCAGTCGACCAGCTGCTTGACGATCTGCCGGTTGACCTCGCGCTGGAGGAGCTGCCGTCCCATCATCGCCGGGGTCGACGCCTCGTCCGCGTGCGTCTCGGCGGCGGCGCGGGATCCCTGCGACCCGCCCTCCATCATATGGAGGTGCGCGCCCACGAGCCCGATGGAGATCTCGCGGGCGAAGTATTCGCATGTCGACTGGAACACGCCCTCGTCCGAGACGGCCTGGACAATGTCGACGTCCCAGCCCTTATCCGGGGTCACCATGACGAACTCGTCGCCCCACTTCTTCAATGCCTCGAAGAACTTCTGACGAGCGGCGACGTCGTTGCTCCCGGCCTTCCCGATGCGCGCGGGCTTGCTGTAGTGCTCGATGTACTTCACGCGCTGCTTCACCACGTACTTGAGGAACTCGTACGCGGCGCGGATGCACTGGTACGCGGCCGTCCCGTACGGGTTCCCGTGCTTCACGTCCCACGACAGGCGGATGGCCGTCTGCGGCAGGTAGATCGGACCGGCGAGGTTCCACGCTTCCTGGTACCCCAGCACCTGGGAGTAGGCGTCCACGATGATGCGCCAGTCCCGCGAGTTCTTCGTGCGGTACTCGCCGATGATCCACTTGCCCGCCCAAGGGCCGGTGTCGACGCGCTTCCAGATGGGCACGGTGAGCGAGTACCCGACGTCGAAACACTCCAGCATCTCGAAGAGCGCCGCGGCGAAGTCCCCGCAATTCGGGTTGAGCGCGAACCGCACAAAGTCGGCTATTTCGACGTCTCTCGGGTCGTCGCTCGCGGCCTGCACGTCGTGTTTCTTCGCGAGGATCTCGGCCTTTACCCGGTGCGTCTGGCTCTTGACGTACGGGTTCTTACCCATCTCCTGGTACGAGTAGATGCCTTCCCGAGCGGCGGCGACCTCGTCGGGATTGCGCGACAGGGTCGGGTTCCATCCGAC